TTGATCTAAATTTTCTTGATCTAAATTTTCTTGATCTAAATTTTCTTGATCTAAATTTTCTTGATCTAACTGTTCTCCACCTACTGGTAAACCTTCAGGATTATAAGGATTAATTGGTGGAAATTCTTTTGCTAAATCTTCAGCTTTTGTTAATTCTTTTCTTATCAATTCTTGATTCTCTTCATATTCTTCATCAGTCATTTTAAAGAATTTCTTCAAAACATATTCCTTTGAAAATAACGCTTCTGGTGCATTTACATTATCCCTTGAAGTAATAAAACCTGAAACAGATGATAATATTCCGAGTCTTGCTTCTCTTAATTCAATCTCTTTATATTCTTTAAATAAACTTGATTTTGTAAATTCAATATCAAATACTTTATTACTGATATATTCTTCTGGAATTCCTTTCATTCGTAAATATGTCATAAAAGGTTTCAAAATAAAATATCTAAACTTCCTTTGTAATCCTTCAATGAATCTTGCAAATTTTATTTCTTCATTTGAAGTTGTTCCCATTTTTCCTGAAGTATAAGGACCTTGTGTTTGATCAATAACCCATCTTGAGGTTGGTAAATGAAGAGCTTTATATAATTTCTCTTTAAACCACTCCAAATCACCCAATTCTCCGAGTTGCATTCCACCACCAACAGTATCAACTTCTGTTCCATGACCCGAATCGTCTTTAGAAAACCAAATATCGTGTGATAATGCTTGTATATTTTGCGATGAATCTATAGCACCCGTAACCGGATCATATAAATTTTTAAATCTATATTTTTTCATCACACTCTTTACATATTCTTCCGCTTTTCCTTTTGGCATTCTTCCAGTATAGATATTCCAAACTCTTCTTTCTGGCGCTCTTACTAATCTATAAATTACAATTGAATCTTCAATTGATTTTAACATATTATAAATCTTAATAGCCGATTCAAGATATCCTCTAACATCAATCTCATTTTCACCATAATCTTCATAACTCGCATAAGCAATCTGATTGGGTTCAAATGGAGTAACATTTTTCATGTTATTTGAAAATGTATTCATGTTCCTTACTGGAACATCAATCATTTGAGCATAACCTTTCAATCTTCCTTTATCATAAATTGGAGTTGTAGTGTGGGGTGGTAAAATCTTAATTCCAATTAAATCACTACCATCTTCATTTGGAATTAACTCACCAAATAGTTCAGCATCTACTAACCATTTTTTATACCATTTATAAGCATTTTCAGAAAAATTCATAATATCATATACAAAATGATCATATAGATTCTGAATTCTTTTTCTCATGTTCACTGGCATTTTTTTCTTTTTAAATTTAAGAATAGCTATTAAACCATCACCATTATCAACCATTGAATCATTAACAATATTTTCAATTGCATCCATTATTTCAGGATATCTGGCCATTTCACGATATTTAGCTACTCTTGCTCTTTTATTTTCAAATATTGGATTGAAACTTATATAAGAAATATCATCTTCAGAACAAAATCCATAACCATTTACATCATTATAATAGTCAAGTTCTTCCTGAGACACTCCTTGACTATTTTTTGTCATTAATATCTTATTAGTTATTTCTTCTTGATCCATTGCATCAGCAAATATTGGTGCAAATGGATTTAATTTCAACATATCAAGTAATTTATTTGACATAATTTTCCGATACATTTCTAATATTAAAATGTATTAAATAATATATTTTAATATGAGTATAAATTGTTAAAATTTAGGTGTATCTCCCATAGCTCGTATCAAAATACCACGAGCTGCATTAATATCACGATCCATAATTATTCCATCATTATTACTCTTTATAATTGTTTTACTTCCAAGATTTTCAATAATTTCTCCAGTCCAAGAAACTGTTTTTGATGTATATGCCTCATTTACATCATAAATTATTTTACCATATTCTTTTGCTTTATTTTTAAGAATATTTTTAAATTTATAATGAGAAAAAGACAACATATTTCTTACTGACTTATTATTAATTTTTCTTAAATTTTTAGAAATCATTTTAGAAACTTCAAATGTCGGTAATAATATAATATCAAAATTTTTAACAAAAAATAATGCTGTTTTATAATGAATTTCAGAAATCAAATTTTTAATTTTCCATCTAATTCTATTAATTAATCTTTTAATTTGACTTCTTTTATAAAATAATTTAATTTTACTTAATTTTGAAATTATATTATCTAAAAATAAACACAATTTGAAAATCTTATTATAATCACCGTTTCCAATTTTACCACAACAATTTTCTGAATAAAAAGTAATAAATGTTCGCACACCCGGATCTAAAGCAACAACTCTTTTATCTTGATTTTCGATTTTAATAGTAGTTGAATATGGTATGCAAATAAAATATCTCCCATTTTCTTTTATTAACCTTGAATCGTTTATTTCATTTGGAATCTCCTCTGTAAATTTTAATATTCCACTTAATCTATAATATATTCCATTTTCTTTTATAGCTGATTTTGGAATATAACACGATTGAATATTATTCTTTTTTGATTTAAATTTAACTTCATTAAATTTTTGTGTTGTTTTATATTTAATTTTTGCATTTGATATTGCTTTACATGCATCTTTAATTGCAATAGATTTTATTTGATATGGTATTTCTTTTGACCATTCAGGTAAATTTTTTATTATGTCAGTTTTTAATTCCATCCAATTAGCTTTTGTATTGGGTTGTTTTAAATGGTCAACCACTAAATTATAAACAAATCTTGATGTTCCAAACCATTTATCAAATAAAATTTTTTGACCTTTATTAGGATAAATCCTTATTTTCTTTGATTTCTTGTTTATATCTTCTAAGTTCACGCATTCTACATGAGAATACGGTAAGTATTGCCAACAAATCTTCTGTAAGTTCTCTTTCTGGTTAAAATTTATTATCACTGAGAACCAAGAATTCTCCACCATTTTTTTCAATAAGAAATTTGAATATTTCTGTTCCAAATCTTGCAAGTCTGTCTTTAAAGGCAACCACAACCGTGAGCTTTTCTCCTTGCAATAATCGTTCCAATATGGTTTTAATTCCATTTCGTTTGTAATTAATCCCCGATCCAATATCTTGAATGATTTCCGAACTCGGAAATTTTTCTCGCATAAAGACAACTTGTCCTGCAAGATCATCTTTTTGTTTACTTGAGCTAACTCTACAATAACAGATTGTTGATTGTTTTTGTTATTTTTCTTCGGAAGTAATGTCAAACAACCATCTTCATGTTGGAGTTCTTTTTGCTTTAATTTTTCCATCATTTGCATATTTTCTTACCGTATTTACTTAAACCATAATATTCACAAGCTTTCCTCAAAGTAACATAAGCCATCAAAATTCCTCTCTTATTAATTTAATTAAAAACGTTTTAATACTTTTTAATATTTTTTAATACATTATCATTTACTATTTATAATCCTTTATTTTGGTCTAAATTTAGAATATCTGGCTTGAATTTGTTTTATTGTGACGCCGTAATATGTACGCCCATAGAATTTCATAATTTCATCAAGTTCTTCAAGTCTTATTATTCTTAATTCTTTAACAGCTTCAAATCTATATTTTCTAACTCCAAACAATCCTTTTTTCATTATTTTTTGTAATGTATTATAATTCAAACCCGGAATTCTTCTTATTCCACCTTGTTCAAAATAAGAAGATGCTGCACTCTTTACTTTCCTTAACCACCATTGTCTTGCCTTTACTGGTAAATGATGAAAATTTAAACCATAAAAATAAGGTTTATCTTCATTTACTATAGAAAATACAAAACTTAAAGGTCTCCAATCATAAAATTTAAGTTCCTCAATAGGATAATATTTATGGAAATTATAGTGATAAGTATAAAAATATCCAGAACTTATCTTTGATGTTTTTTTAAAACTATCCAAATAATCGATGTATTCTAAGATAGAACCATAATCAATTTTATCTTCCATTTTATTTATCTATTTGAGTAAAAACTGGATCATTAATTATAACAGGTTTCTTTTTATTTTTCTTTACTTTTTCTTCAAATCTTTTTTGTGTCATTAATTTAGGACCTTTACCTAAATCACCTATAGTTGAAGTTAAATTTACCGCATTTATTTCTTCTGATAAACCCAACATCTTTTTTAAAACTCCAACTACAATTGGATAAAAATCATCACTATCTTCTTTTACTTTTGAATATTGCTTTTTAGTAATATCTTTAGCTTTATTCCATGAAGACTCAATTTCATCTTTTGATTTACCAGTCTTTTTTACAAAATGATTTACTATGTTATTAGGCATTTTAAACCTTTAATTATTATATGTGAAATTAGTTTCTATTCCATTCTTAATTAATTCTTGATCAAACTCACTCCAATATTTATTAAGAAAATCCATATCTAAATTTCCTTGATAATCATTTATATAATTTGACAAAGATGAATTATTAAGATCTTTTACATTTTTAGATTTTAACCACTCAATGAATGTTTTTACATCTTGATATTCAGGAAATAAAATCCATTCAGTAATTACATATTTATCCATGTATTCTTGAAACTTTAACATTTTTATATTTCTCCTTCTAAACTTTCATTTAAAACTATTTGTAATATATCATCAAATCCCATATTATATTTCTCTTGCATTTGTTGAATATCTTTATTTATTCTAATGATTTCAGCTCTTTGTTCGACTGTACCTTTTACATTCAATTTGTTATACATATCAATATTTAGAGTTTTTAAGTACATAAATCTATTTAAAACTAAAACTTTACTACCTAATAACCTTTTTAATTTGAATATAACTCTATCTAAAATTGTCAAGGCATCCTTTTCCTTATCTGTTTCAGGAACCTTAATTATCTTACCATTCAAATCAATTAAACCTAATTTGTAAGCAATTGTACTTGTAAATGGAGTAATTAATTTTTTTAATAAAAGAAAAGTTATTATTGAATCTATATTTTGTTTATTTTTCATTTTTACCACCATCCATTCTTTAAATCTTTAAACTCTCCAGCATCAAATGACTTATCATCTTGAAATGGTAAATTACTTTCCTTAATATCATAATGTTCATTAATGAAAGGTTTACATGTGAATGTCCAGAAATGTTTACTTTGTAAAAACATATTTTCTTCCTGATTAATATCAACTATCTCATAAAAATAATTATTATATTTTGATTTTATTATATCACCTATTTTAGGTTTATAAGCAGATAATTGAGGTTGTAAATAACCATAAGCATCATATTTAGAAGCAATTTCAAAATGTTTTTGTGAAACTGTTATCATAACAACATTAAATGGTTCTAATCCTAAAGGAGTTGCGTTATTATCTTCTCTTGGTAGTTCATAATAAGACATAAAAGCAAAACACCTTTCATATCTTCTATCATTATCTTCACCCCAAATCTTATTATAATTTATATCAAATGTCAAAACATAATAAACCATTTCAACACCATTTATATTAATTGCTTCAGCTGATATTTTTTCATAAAGTTCTCTTTCACAATCATAAGCAGTTGTTTGATATTGAAAAAATTCAGACTTATCTCTATCAAAATTATCAAAATTTCCCATTCTTTACCAAACCCCAAAATTCCAATCTTGGTAAACTTGAAATACTACTCTCTGAGCTGCTTGTGATGATAATGATCTATAATCTACTTGATTATTCTTAGCTAATTCTTTTACCAAATCATATTCATCAATTTTAAAATATTCTTTGTCTTTTATTTTAAAAGATTTGATTAAATGTTTATATTCTATTATAGAATCAAAATTTTTAGTGTATACTTGTCTTAAGATAAAATTAACATAATTATAAAGATTTTTGGATAGAAAACAAATTGTATCCATTTCTTTACTCTTAACTATTATATGTCTTTCTACTCTATACATAATTTTAAATATTTGTTGACAAATGTTCAATTTTCATTGGTTTTACAATCAAATCCCAACAATGTTTATATTGTAAAAACATTTGCTCAGTATGATTTACTTCCACAATTTCATAAAAATATCTATTGTATTTTGCTTGAACTATATCACCAATTTTTGGAGAATAACCAGAAAATAATCTATATATTCCTGTTCCTCCTGTTATTTTATCAAAATGCATTTTATTTATATAAATGTGGAAAGTGTCAATTCCTTCAATTCCAAATTGAGTAAACATTTCGGTTTCTTGAGGAAGATCAAAATATGACATTATATCAAATGCTGAAAGAACAGTTCTATTATTATCTTCACCCCAAATTTTATTATATTCAATATCAAAAGAAACGACAAAATATCTTAATTTAGTTCCAAAATTATTAAATCCTTCCATCTGAAGAACACCATATAATTCTCTTTCATTATCATATTCTTCACTTGATCTTTTAAAAAAAGAATTAGGCATAAAATTATAATCATCATAATCTGGTATTGAATTATTGATTACAATTACGGGAACATTTATTTGAAGTTCTAAATCGTTTAAACCTAAGTTTACATTCATGACAATAAATTAAATATTCCTAAAGAATTAAATTGTAAAATAAAATCACCATTTAATGGAGATTTAACACCTACAGTTGGTAAACTATATAAATCTATAAAACAAATCAATGGACTATCATTAGCGTTTGTTACTTTCTTATAAATAACACAACCATCAGTGTTCAATGTCACATTACTCCACAAAGCATCTTCACAATCCCAAACAGCAGTCGAACCATTCAAATAAATTGGTTTTGCAGATAAAGCAATTCCACCAGCAACATAATTAGTTCCAGAAGTTTCATAAACTTGAGCCTCACTAAAATTAATCATTTGTTCAAAAGCACTTGTAGCAATTGATTGTGTTCCATTAAGTAAAGCAACATATAAAGTATCTGATTCTAAATCAAATTCATTACTTAACAATCCTCTTTTAAAATTTCTCATTATTACAGTTGAAGCCATTTTATTTTCTTCTCCTTAAATCTGTATAGCCTTCATAATATCATCGTCAAATTCAACATCATTTGGTGTATAATCACCTAAATTTGTTAAAATATTAACTGCATTCTCAATACAATAATCTTCTGTATTTATCAATTTCGAATCTAATATTTTATTTTCTGTTTTTATTATAGTTTTAGGTTCTGTTTTATCTTCTTTCAAATATTTAAGAAACTTATTCACATCATCTTCATTTATTTGATATTTTTTAATTAAATCAGAAAGAAAATCTTTAAATTTCTCAACCTTCACAGAAGATTGTTTAGATTCAGTAATAATAGGTTTTTTCTCATTAAGTTTATTATTAATATAATCAAGATAAGATTCCATTTTAACCTCTTTTCAATTCTTCCTCAAATTCTTTCATTTCCTGAAAAAAATGAGTTTCGATTTCTTTAATTTCTTTATCAGAATTTAATTTAATTTTTTTAGCTTCGGTGTAAATATCCGCTATAATATTATTTATTTCATTTTGAAGTAAAGGTATTTGATTTAAAATTTCTTCTTGAGAAACAACCATTCCAACATTTTTAGGATAAGAATTTATTATTTGTTGATTTATGGTTGAAGTTAAAACTTTAAATCTATTTTGTAAATATATTTTAAATCCATCTTCATTTAATTCATGAAATTCATTTTCTTTAAATGACCTTCTGATTTCTTTTTTAATTGATTTTTCAAGACCCTCAAATATAACAGACCAAAATAATTTGTTCTGAATAATTTCTTTATTCGAATTAAATTCTTCGATTACTTCCTTAATTCTCCAACTCATATTTTCATCATCTTTATATTTTTCCTGTAAATATTTAAGAAAGACATAAACTTCATCTTTGTCAATTGAATTTTTAAACGTTTTAGAAAAATTATTAATAAAAAGAAAAAGAAGTTCTAACATTTTCTGTTCTGCAAAATTCATCTGACTTTTTAAAATTCCATTTTCAATTTTTTCAATTTTGATCTTCATAGTTTGTTTTTTATTTTCTACTATTCTTAAACAATCTTCACAAGATAATTTAGTTCTTTTTTTAAACATATAATCCCAAAATTCTTTTATTTTAGTAAAATTAAAAATAACAAATATTACACCAATCACAACCAAAAAAATTAAGTTCTGCCACCAAGTCAAAGATAATCCCACAACCCAAGTCCAAAATCCCTTTAAAAACTCCATCTTAAAATCTCTCACCTTTATTTTAAATCAGTTACTGTTAATTCAAAATTGTAAAAATTAAATTTATTTTTTGTGTAAAATCCAAGTCTTTGATTAAAATGATCAAATAAATAATTATTTACATATTTCCCTTTTCTGTTTTTCCATCTTAAATCATCAACTATATCCCACAAAATTAATCCATCTTTTCCTTCAGCTTGTCTTAAACCTCTTCCTATAGACTGAAGTATCTTGATCTTTGATTTATACGATGAAGCAAAAACTATATTATGGATTCTCGGAATATTAACTCCTGTGCTCATAGTAGTGTACGACCCTATCAAAACCATATTCTCTTCTTTGTTCATTAACTTTCTTATTTCTTCTCTTTTTTCTCCATCTATCGCACCATATATAACTGCAACTTTATACTTATCGTCTAAAGTATTCAATAAATGAGTTTCAATTGCTTTTAGATGTTCTATATGCCTACATAAGATTAATGTGTTTTCTTTATCATCTAAATTGTTAAATACCCAGTTTAATACTTTGAATCTTGGATTGAAAGATTCAACTAATCTTTCTTCTTCTGGATAAGTTCTATTTTTATATTGTTTAATTATTTCTTCAGGATAACGAAAAATAACATTAGCTATACTAATGTTTGATAAAACACCTTCATCTATCAATTCATTTGTAGTCAAACTAAATATTTGTTGACCTAAATATCCATAAACAGTAAAAATATCAACATCATCATCTGGAAGAGTTCCAGTAAATCCTAAACGATAAATTGCATTTTCACATTTAATCATTATTGATTTTAAAGACTTAGAATCTAAATTCAATCCATGACATTCATCCATCAAAATAGCATCAAATTCTGAAAAGAAATCAACTCCTTTTTTATAAATGCTCTGATAAGTAGAAATCAAAACTCTCTTATTTGTTATTTTCTTTCCTGAATAAAGAATATCAACATGATTTTCAATATCATTCCAACCATAATCTTTGAAATCAGTGAACATCTGATTTACAAGAGTTATATTAGGAACTACTAATAATATCTTTCCTTGTGTTACTTCTAAAATATACCGGATTATTGAATAAATTATAAGAGATTTTCCTGAACCAGTTGGAGATTCAACAACCCCTCTTCGAGAATAAAGAGCATTTTTAATTGCAGTTTTTTGATAATCTCTTGGTTCAAATTTTGAATTTTCAAATATAAGATTTAAAAATGAATCAATTAAATCTTCAGTTACATCTTCATCAACGAAAGAATCTATTGAACTAATATTGAATTCATAACCTTTATCATAAATAAATTCAAGTAAATTTTCTAATAACCCAATAGGTAATAATCTATTCTTCAAATCAAAAAAAGATATTCTTCCATCCCAAATTTTAGCTTTAAATCTTGGATGAAACATAAAATTTGGAGCATAACATGAAAAAAGATCTTTTATTTCAAGTGCTTCTCCCTTTTCACAATCAATTTGTAAATATACTTCATTAACCTTTCTAATTTCAATCAAAATAAACAACTCCTGTTAAATTTATATAATTATTTATAAATAACAGGAGTTAAGTTTTAAACCATTAAACGGGTGTTAAAGAATTTCTAAATCTTGAAGGATCAACAAATATTTCTTCACCTTTATTTGTTTTAATACCAATTTTCATACCATTATCCATAATTTTAGTAACAGTATAAATCAAACCATCTTTTGTTTTAAATTGTTTTCCGGGTGTTAAATTTTTTATTGGTTCGTTTATTTCCTTTTTTTGTTTATCATCATCTGGATTTTGTGAAGATGAAGTATGAGCTTTGGAAATTGCCATTTGAATCTTTTGACGTGTTTTTGGTCTAACATCATGTATTTTTAAATATCTCATTAACTCTTCTTTTGATGATTTAGTGATCCATTCATCTGAAACTTCCTGTTCAGTTACATATTTATCCATGTAATCATTAAATTTAAGCATATTTTAATTTCTCCTAAAATTTATTTTTAAAAACTGCTATTTATATTATTTATGATTTTTATTTAATTTAATCCCTCAAAGAATTTTCTTTGATCAATTGTATATTTTAAACTCCAAAGCATATCTCTAATATTCTGAAGAGTTTTTTCAAGATATTCAACTTGAATTCTTTGTTTTTCTACAATTAAACTTTTTTTAATATAATCTTCATTTCCTTCAACGTAAAGATTAATTTCATTTTTAGTTTCAAGATTATATTCAAATTCTAAACCATCACCTTTTGTTGGATATTTATATTTATGATACAAAGAAGCATAGGTTTCTTTTAATCTTGTTTCAAGATCATTTAGAATTTCTTTTTGATTTATGTAAATAGTTAAATATGTTTGAAGTAAATTAGGAATCCTTGATAATTTTTGTTGCATGTCTTTGTATGAAGTTGGATCAAATGTTAATTCTTCTTCCAAAATGTTTTTAAGTTCATTAAATTCTTCACTTTTCATCTTTGTTAAACACCTTATCTTTGAATTTGTGAAATGAAAATTTTTAAAATATTTATTTTAGCTTAAAGAAAAGAAAAAAGAAAAGTACACAAAAGAAAAAAGAAAAGAAATACTAGATATTAATTATATCTAGATACATATAGATGTTTTTAAAAATATAATTAAATTTAATAAACATCATTT